GTGTCAGCAAGTAACGCTAATTTAAGTGTCCTAATATCAGCCATTAAATAGCCCTACTTTTCCAACTACTTGTAATCTTTTCATAACCTCGTAACCATTCCTGGGCAATAACTGGTTGAAATCTAGCCATAGCCTTAAACAACCACCAACCCTGTTTGCCACCTTGACCAGAGCGTTTAGGAAACTGTTTATATTGCTTAGAACCAAACTCATTACCCATTATCACATAACCAGCACTAAAAGCACTAGAGCCAACTTTTTGCCTACCACCAATACTAAAACTTGGGGCTTTATCTGATCTAGATATTTTTATAGATTGTGCTACAGCTATTGCTTGACGATTATTAAAAGGTGCTGATGAAGCTGCGCCTTGTGCATATTTTGCACCTCGTTCTGCTAAATCGCTAGCAACTTTTTTCATTTCATTTTTTGCGCCGTCGTCCATTTTGCCAAAGGTACGTAATAACGCTCGATAATCTTTGTCAACCGGAACAAGCCTAATTGCTTTAGCCATTATTGCGCTCGTTTAATATGTCTATAGCCGTTGCCCATATTTCGGGTTCTGCATTGAGCCAATAATCGGGTGTTATTCCAGTTGCTATTGCTAGTTCTACTGCTGTGCGCCCGATACTTCGGGCTTGGTAAAATTTGCTGTCTCAAAATCAGAAGCAACAACATCGGTGACTTTACTTTTCCAAGTTTCAAAGTTTTCAACTTTTTTTGTGACTCGTTGTTGAATTTTGTGTGCCAAGAATAAAAGAAGTGTGTTACTTGGTGTGCTTTCTTCAATAAGTATTTTAACAATTGACTTACCTGAATATAGTTCTTTTTCTGCAAGTGAAAGTTCAATAGGTCTTGTCCATTCTTCAAACTTCTCACCTGTTTCTAGTTCCCACGTTAATTTAAGTTTAAGCATTTGTGTGCCCCTGTTCTTTGGTTTTGGTTAAGCTGTTAGGTCTTCTGTTGGGATACCGACAACTTGTAATGATACTGAACAAGTTTGTGCGTCTGCACCTGAAGCAGAAATTCCTGGGTATTGTGGTAATACTGTACCAGTTAAAGACACACCTGTTGTTAGTGTTAACACAAAAGCAAGTGCTGTATCTGGTGCTGATTCGGTTGCGTCCCAAAGTGCTTTATACAAGCTGTCTGGGCTTTTACCTGAGTCATTCAAGAAGTTAATATCAAGAGTGACGTTTGAATCAATGTATTTGTAGGCTTTGCCTGCAAGAGTGTCAAAAGTTAAACGTTCGGTATCAAAGTTGATAGCAGAATCTAAAATTTGTTCACTATAGTTTTTTGTAGCAATAGTTAAAGTTAAACTACGACCACTTAAAATAGTTGTTGCCATTTCTTACCTTTCTTAGCCTGTGTAGGCTGTTTGTAGTTGTATTTCAGCACTCAATAAATCTGTGCTATTTGTGCTTCTAATTCTTGGGCTACTTACAGACAAGATTATCCAACTTGTTGGTATAAGTCCAAGAATTGTTTCTATATCATCTTCCAAGTTTATTAGCGCGCTTGGGTTTGAATACGTTGTACTAACAACTTCTAGTGTTAGACGTACGTACCAATTCTTATTGTTACCTATTACTATGGGTTCTAAATATGGGTCACTAGCTAAAATTAGGGCTGCTGGTGGAATTATAATTTCTGGTACGTGGTCGTATGCAGAATAATTTGTATTTGAGGTAATTGCTGTTTTAAGGCCTGCTCGTAGCGTACTAAGAGCCATAATTAACCTACTTGACTATTAGAGTCAATATATTTACTTATTAAACCTGTGACTTTGTATAAAAGAGTTCTGCCCATACGATATGGGGCTGGGGTAAAATCTAAAGCTTGAGAAGTGCCACCTGCAGCTAGTCTTGATTGAAATACGTCTACAGCGATTTGTAGAACAGCTTCTTCTACAGCTGGTACGCCGTTATATTGTGATAAATCGTTTTCGGCTGCAATACCATTAGGTATAACGTTGTAATAATCTTTGTGTATTGGTGCGCCGGTTGTTGTAATTCTAAAAGTGTATGGGTCTACTATTTCTGAGATTGTTTTATTGCCGTTTACGTGTGCTTCAACGCCAGATATGGCTACTGTTGCGCCGTCATAAAATTTGTGTGGTCTGGTTGTATGAATTGTTGTTGTAGTTGCTGTTTCTGAATAATGTTTATCTATTCCGACTTTCCATTGAATAAGAAAATCGCCAATAGCGTCTTCTGAGGTATTTAATATAGCGTCAAGAGCTGTGTCGTCGTAGAGAGTATTTGGAACGCCAAGTACAGCTCTTAACTGAGCTGCTGTTACTAATACTGGCATTTCATTTCCTCTCGTTTAGGGTGAGGCTAGCCACAGGGGCGAGACTAGCCTCACGACTTAGTGGTTTATCAGGTTAAGTTAAACCAGTTTGCTCCAGCTGCAATTTTTGTAGCTAGTGCGCCATAGCCGTAGTAGTTTACGTCTATTTGACCTGTGTTGATTACGTTGGTGCGTAAGCTCAAACGTGGGCTTTCGTACCAAGTGTATGCATCTGGGTTTACAACAGCCATTGAATAGTCTGCTGTTCCTACTCCACCTGAACCTGTGAAGTTACGTGATACATACAAATCTAAACCAGCAACAGTTCCTCGTAATGATTGTGGGCTTACTGCGCCACCTGCATTACTTGGTTGTGATGCTGTGTAGATTGGACGGCCTGCGTCGTTGTAACCCATAATGTTACCCCATTGTTCAGGTGTAACAATAAGTGCGCGAGCAAATCCAAGTGATGCTGAATAAACTGCTGCAGCTGCTGATGACACGTAAGCAATTAAGCCCTCTTTGTCATTATCTTGTGCTGTTGCGTTAAGTGTTCCTGCACCTTGCATTGTTGTACCAACAAATGAATCTGTTGCTTTAGCGTATGCGTATTCCATTTGACGAACAAGTTCATCAAAAAATACTGGTGAAGAACGGTCTAGTAATTCAACTGACAATGTTTGTTGTCCACCAAATTTTTTAACTGCAACTGATACGAATGATGAAGCTGTATCTGTTTCGGATAATGCTGCTGCTTCGGCTGTTTCTGCAACTGTTGGTGCTGTTGTAATTTTAGGAATTTCGAAAGACATACCTGATGTTGGTAATGTTCCTCTTGAAATTGCGTCAATTATTCCTCTATCAGCGTTTGCAATTCCGTTAATTACTTCGGTTGATTGTGGGGTTGGAATAAAGGCTGCGTTGTTACCTGTGGTATCAGCTGCCATTACGTATTGACGTGAATCTTCGTTTCCAAGTGCTGCACGAATGTTGTGTTCTAAGTATGAACCTTTAGAAACAATTGGGCTTCGTGGTGCTGTGAAGATTGCAGGACGCGCGTTGCGTTCTTGGGCTTCAACAGCTGGGGCTGCAACAACTTCTGCTGCAACTTCCTCTACTACTTCTGGGGTAACTTCGTTTGACACGATAGTTTCCTCGCTTTCTGTTGGTTGTGAAGTGTCTGCGCTTGCAGCTACTTCGGTTATTTGGGCATATTCGCCAAATGCTGGAAATGTGACGTGTGAAACTTCTCTAAGAGTTGCTTCGTTAACAATTACTTGTTCACCTTTGGTAACATAATCGTCAATCATTGCGCCTACGCTAAATCCAGTTCTTAAACCCTCTTGTGCTTCGGCTAATGCGTCGTCTCCTGCGTTTGTTCTGGCGATTTTGAATGTTCCGACAATTCCTTTGTCGTCTTCTTCATATCTTGATAATTTACCTATTGGTCTAGTCATATCGTGTTCGGTGAAAAGTTTTATACCCTCACCGATTTTTAATGAGCCTTGTTGAAAAACAACATCACCCATATTGGTATGTCCTACTTGACCAAAAGGAACAATAACGCCTGTTAATTCACGTTTTGATGAATTAGCTGCGATAATGTCGGTTGAGAATTTAATAAAATTATTCATTTATCAAATCTTCCCTTTCTCTTGCTTCCGAAATGGTCATTACACCTAACGGAATAAGTTTTGTATATATGTCTGCGCGTTCTTGTGCGCTTGGTGAATAAAATTCTTCAAGATTATATTTTACTATAGAACCACGCGGCGTAATATCATTATCACTTAATCTTTGTGTAATACAAGTCATTAAAGGACGTAAAGACAAATCAATTAAGCTTCTACGTTCAGCTGTGACGTTTGAATAAGTCATTGAACCACCTGCATTACCACCTACGTAATATTCAGGTAAATTACAAGCCCTAGCAATCTCAGAAGCCATATATTGACGTGCTTGGTTTAGCGTTAATTGTTCTGGGCTAAATCCTATGCTTTGAAAGTCGATTGTGTCGTTAACAAAAGCTGTGCCACGTGTTTGTCTTGCTTCTTTCCAAGAATTTAATAGGGCTGTAACTCTTTCGGCTGGCATAGGCAAGTTTGATTTCAACACAACGTTAGGTGTTGGTTCATCTGCAAATCTTTTAACTGCCTTTTCTAAAGCCAAAGCTGTTTGTATTGTTATTCCTGCTCTTACAAGTAAACCCTCATCGTAACCAGTAAAAGGAATTAAACTTCCTAACCCGTTTTGTGGGACAACTGTGCCATCGACGCTGTAGTATCGGACATTAAAACCCTCTGCATCTAAAGTTCGTGTAACACGTGAAGTTGAAATCCATTCAGCTGATAAAGGTCGTCCGTCTGTGCCAAGTTCAAGTATTCTTAAATATCCTTGACCTGTAAATAGTAAATCTTCTGCAAGAAATGTATATACAGATTGTCCTGTCATACGTGGGTCTGGTTGTCTAATAAAAGGTGGGGTCGGAACTTTACTGTTGTTTGATTCGCGTCTAACTTCTAATGGTAATGATCCGATAGTTGCACAAATAATGTTTCTAGCTCTTGCAACGGCTGGTACTTGCATAGCCTGGGCGCGTGATACTGCTGATAAA